AAATTATGCGGCTTCCAACCTTAATTCCAGAAAATCACGTTTACGTTTTAACTTTAAAACTAAATCCATCTTACCTTTTTCCTTTACTTTATTTATGTATAGGTTTAAATCTTCTAAATCTTTTCTGAGTCTCTCATGTTGGATTCTACTCATATCGTCTCCCATATTACTTGTTATTTAACGATTAGGTCTGGAAAAGCCTCCTTTACTAGTTTCTTTGTAATACCCTTGATAGGCATATGTTTATTGATCATACCCACAAGAAGATCTGCATCTCTTGGGTGTACTGTTTCAAGTATATCTAAAAACATCTTTTCTCTTTTTACGGCTGGCATCTTAGCACCAGAAGTGTTGGGTAAGAAATACGCAAACTTTCTATTATGAGTAGTTAAATTTGATGGCACTGATCTAACATCAGCGGGTTCATAAGGAACCTTACCAGTAGGCAAGTTCCATTCCACCAGATCATCAAAGGTGCCACGCAATACATCTTTCATTGCCCAATTATTATTATTCTTTTGTAAGATTTGTATTTTGTCTGTGCGACTTTTTGCTTTAGATACTTGATCTAAAATTTCAAACACCATCCAAGTTGTCTTATTAACCATATTAAATAAAGTCCTCTATATCCTCAAGTAACATTCGGCATCTGTTCTCTACTAAGTAAGGAAACACTTTGCTTCTGTTGTTCACTATATTATCTTGTTCATCAAAACTATTTAGTATTTTAGATTTTACCAAACTAGGAGTTTCTTCTAAATCTATTAACTTTTTATTACGGCAATAGTTTCTATAAACCTCATCGCCCATAGCTTTGATATCTTCTACTAAAGTATCTATAGTAGTTTGACGCAGGGGTGTTTGACGTATTCCTTCTACAAAGCAATTATCGTTGCTAAGAACATTAGGCACACCATCTGAAGTATCACCTTTTAATATCAACTCCAATAGTTGTTGTCTAGGATTATTTTCTACAACAAAGGTTTTCTTTAAGGGAGAGTATTGTTTTACATTATTATACTTCTGTAACTGTGCGAAGTCTTTATCTGAAGACACGATCATTATAGGTTCATTCTTACCAAACTCTTGTGATGCATCTACTAGAGTTCCTATAACATCGTCTGCTTCACATTCATCTATGAGAACAGTCTTGTACGGAAAGTGTTCACCAATCTCATCATAAACCTTAGAAGTTATTCTAAAGAGTTCTTTCCAATCAGTATTATCTTTCTTACGATTGGCTCCACGTTTAAACTTGTAGTTAGGGAAGTATTCTTTACGCCAGTTCTTTCTGCCATCACCGCACACAACTATTTCACCGTATTTGTCTTTAAACTTATTACGATACATTCTTACGTTGTTTAAGATGAGATGCCTAAACAAATCCTCATTCATCTCATCTTTCTGTAGTATCACACTTCCGATAGCTACAGCATTATAATCAATCAAAATCACTGGTCTTACTCCTAATATAATATGGATATACTATCCACCTCAAAAACCTTTAGTTTATTATATACTAATCTGACGATTCGTCAACCCTTTTTTTATCCATCATGAGGGTCTTGGTTTAAATGTCTGTGTTTTTCAGCCATTAAGATTACCTGTTTAGCATACTCAGCTTTGTCAACAACACCTTCTTCAAGTAGCCGTTGTCTATTAACTTCATGTGCCGCTATAGTATCTTCTTTAGATCCACCAGAGTATGGAACACAATGTCCTTCTTCAGTTAAGATCTCTGTGACCTTACGCCCATCAGGTACACGAAAGTCTCCAAGGATACGTCCAAACTTACCCTTCATGTCTTCGCCATGTCTATCTTCTGTTGTGATTAGTTTACCGCCATCTTTCATAAGTTCTATCAGTCGAGCCTTTGCCGCTTCGCCAAATAGATCTTCTACCTTATCAGATGTTCTTGACTCAGGTGTATCGATACCCATGATCCTTACTCGTTCATCTTTAAGACAAACACCAAATCCTAGATCGATATCGACATCTACTGTGTCTCCATCTAGAACCTTGATTACTACTACGTCATATTCATTTTGCATTTTATTTCCCCAGTATATGTTTACGGTGTATTTTTCCTCCAATAAATGCATTATAATATTCGTCAGGTTTTAAGAGAACATCTCTTTCTATCTGATATTTCATTTCATAGTATGAGCACAAGCCTTTTGTCTTGCAAAGTCTTAGTATCTCTCTTTTGAAGTTTTCTGCCCCTTTAGTTTCCACTAGCATTTTTACTTCGGTGCTACTGCCATAGTATTTACGCCAATCGCTCTCAGAACGGCTCCTAATGGCTCTCTTACGTGTCCTAGTGATAGGGAGCTTCTTTGGCTTCCAAAAGAACTTCTTGCCAATGTATTTCATACCAGTGTCTAACTCAGTTATCTGATACACAAATCCTTGATACTCTTCTGGTGTTTCATCAAACACTTCATCATCATAATACCACATAAAAAAATAGCCCCACTATTACATGGGACTATTTATAATCAATCTTCTAGTTGTTCAAAGTACAAGGGAGACCCGCACATCGGACAATATTGAGGAACCTCTTCACTATCCACAACTAATACTTGTGTCTCAGTTTCGCAAGCAATACACTCTGCCCAATATTCTTCTTCCATGTCTTACTCCTTAAAAGGTTATTTCACAAGCACCACCTTGGCAAGCAATCGCACCCATAGTGTCTATGTCAGTGAACCTCTTCTCAGCAAGCTCCCCAACAAAGTCTATTGGCTTAATGTTTTGCTGGATCTTCTCCCACTTGTGTAGAAGGAAAACATCCTTAAGGCAATACTCCGTCTCTTTCAAATCGTTCATGAAGTAGTTATCAGCAAACTTATTAAATCTACGTAGCCATTCAGCACGTTGATCCGACACTTCGCCAAGATACTCAGGTGGAGTTTGAGCTACCATTGTAGCTTCCCACAAGTCACGGAATCCAGCCTTGCGAGTATCTACGATAAGACCTGACGCAAACAATGCGGCCTTACCATACTTTTCCACAATTTCCTTTTCTGACAATACTTCTGTCATTGGAGCCTGTGCAAAGTCTTTATCACCCATACCAGCCAAGAAACTAATACCAGCAAAGCTATGACGGTTTTCGAAAACATAGTCTTCGATCTCAGACCATTGATGCGGCATTACTGTTACAGTGTTGGATACATTGTGACGTGTCTTTGGGTTAGCGCATAACTCAACATTTGTGCCAGCCTCTACCCAATTATTTTGAACCAGCTTAACTTTTTCCAACAACTCTGTTGCATACAAGTCTTCCCGATACAAAGAACCCTTAGGTGAAATGATTGGGAAACCTACACAGTAATCAGTGTTGTTAGATGACCATACAGACTCTTCAACCATGTATGGATTAGTTTTCGCTATTAACTGTCCAACCTCAGTATCTTTGTTAAGTTGAATATGGCGAATGTAGCGTGGGCTATGCTCACCATGAATACCAGATGCTGTTTGTAAAAGAACTGAAGCGTTACCAGATGGCTTTACACACGTGGTTCTGGCGGCGGCATTAATACCAATAAGTTTAGCAACCTCTTTGTTAACTTTCTTAACAATCTCTGCGCCTTCACGCTGAACTTCTGCATCCAGCAATATTTCTGGATTATTCATCCAACCTGTGACCGACACACCTAACAATGCTTCACGCTCAAATATTTTTTTACTTGTTTCTGTTAGGTATTTGAAATCAGTATAACCAGCTTGAAGCGTTCCCATAATAGCACCTGTACGACACGCCTTAAAGAACTCTTCTTTAGATGTACACTTAGAGCCATTGATCTCTGTTAAGTTACATCCCTGCCAACCACTCTCTCCATCTATCTGTGGAAACATTCCAATCTCGACACATGGGTTAGTAGTAATATCTTTGTCATCCACAAAGAAGAAACCGGGCTCTCCAAACTCTTTGATGGACTGCATGATATCTCTAAAGTCTTCACGCTTGATCTCATCTCGTACAATAACCGCTGAGTTGTTAGAACGTCCACGCTGTGGATTATCAACAAACCAGTTACCTGTTTTAGCACTAATCATTTCTTCATCGTCTGCACTGAACAAGCAGATCGTTGCGGATCGTCTTACACCACCAGCCAACACTGCATCTGAACCATGCATTGCTATATCGTAAATGTGAATAGGCTTTAGGCGAGTAGCACCATTTAGAACTTGTGATTGAATAAGATGTTCAATTTTATCTAATGCTCTACGCAATGGCTCTGGACCGGGGGCTTTAAATCCACCATTAATCATAGCACCCTTTGGACGCACATGAGTAAGATCGAAATATACCTTACGGCCTTCCATCTCAGGGAACTGACCACCACCAACAAAGTATGATGACATTAGTGCTCCAAGAGCATCAGCCCATCCTTCGATAGAGTCTTCTACTACCCAACCCTTTGCTTGCTTCTTACGTTCTGCTATATCTGGCATTTTGTCGGCATGATGCTTTTGCACTGAGAAACCAGCCCCTGCGCCACAGAGAAGCACGTAGAACAACTCTGAGAAAAATCGTGGGCGGTCAGCATACGTTGAAGTGCAGTTGTACATCCGCATCATGTGCTTCAATAGCTGGTCTCCACCAAACTGTAATGCTCTCTGTGCGCCTAGAGCATACTTCAACTTATATGATGCTTCTGCTTCATCTATTAATAGAGCGAGTTCAGGACTCATCTTCTCTTCGTAAAAATCTCTGTGCATTTCCATAACACGTGAGACTGAATCGTCCCAACTTTCATAACGTTCTTTTGTATCGTCCCACCTACTATATCCTTCGTAGAATTTAGTTTCGGACATGAGATT